TGATGCAGAAACTTCTTCAACTATATGGGGGGCGGTGTTTAAATTTGCAGTTGAGATAACATGGTCGCAAATCATCACACCCTCTGCAATATTAGGTGAAGAACCCGTTATATCATCTCCAGAAAGAATGTTTTCTTCTGAAATATCGGCTTGATCAAGTATATATGCGCTTGAAACTAACGTAGTACCAGAAAGTGCATTTTCTTCGGTAATATCAGCATTGCCCAGAATTGGTTGCAAAGTTACTAGATTTGTTGTTTCTAAAGTTTCCTGCTCAAAAGCTGATGTATTAGGTACTGATGGACTGCCTGTATTAATGTTCAAACCATCAAAATTATGACCTTGAATGATAGTAGAGCCAGAGATAGCCACGTTTCCAGTTTCTAAGTCTGAAGTTGAGAATGTTTCATCTTCTGACATTGATTGCGCTGGTACAGAAGGAACTCCACTTAATAGCTCTCCAGATTGCACCGCATGCTCCTGAAGGATTGTAGCTGTAGCTACTAATGGTGCGCTTGAAGAAAGATCACCCGTAGTAAATTTCTCACCTTCGCTAACAAATTGATCTGGAACATCGGGAGCGCCTGAAAGCAATTCACCAGTGTTAAATATATGCTCTTGAGCGATAGTCGTTAGTGATGGGATTGGCCTGTTAGAAACTAAATCAAATGCAGAGAAGGTTTCATCTTCAAACATTGTTGCAATTTCAACATCAGGAGTTCCAGAAATCAGTTCATTGATTGATATTACATGAATTTGACCAAAAGATGTAGTTCCGACAGTCGGCAATCCTGAAGTAATATTATTTGCGCCAAAATTATTGTCTTCAGTTATATCTGAATTACCAACAACAGGGGCAGATGTAGATATTCCAACAGCACTAAGTTCATATTTTTCTGTGCCAGCATCAGCAAAAGGCGAACTTGCAAAGGCACTAGCACCAAAAGACATTATAAAACTCCTGTTAAATTATACCATATATATCATCTTTTTCCGTCCAGACCAAATAACCATTTTCTTCTAGCTTTGAGCATAAAAGAATATCATCAACGTGCTTGTGCTCAATCTTAATAAATCTTGGTTTTGTTCGAAAAGAATAATTCATAATAATGTTAAGTTCATGGCCTTCTGTATCTATTTTCAGAAAATCGACATAATCCACAAGGGACATAACATAGTCTAGGGTAGAACAACCAACAGTAATCTTTTCTTCAAAGTCACCTTTTCTATCAGGGTGTTCACTTAATTTGTATCCAATGTGGTTTTCAGAAATAATATGAGAACAACCAGTGAGCCAACCTTCATCACGCGCTACAGCCATTTCTAAAGCGCCATTATTGTCTGATACAGCGTGATTTCTTACCTCAACATCGTATCCTTCATACTGTTTTTTTACCCTCTCATAAAGATATGGTACTGGCTCAATGCAAATTCCTTTCCAACCTGACTTCGCAAGAGGAAGGCATGTATTGAAGTCAGCTGAACCAATCTCAACGAATGTTTTAACCATTTACGTCACCACTATAACGGCTTGTCCACATAGTTAGGCTATATTTTACACCAGATTTTAACTCATTTACATAATGACCATGTGTAACTTGTGCTGGGAATAAAATACACTGACCATTTTTTACGTTAATATTTGAAAAATCCTGTCTTGGGAAAATTAGTTCTGCGCCTTCATAGTAGCTATTAAGCTTAACACTACCAGTTACCAAAGATGCATCTGTATGCAATGCTAGAGAAGTTTGCGTGTCTGTTGTATATCTCATAGTAAAAGCATCTCTAAGGCCGTAATGTTCCATTGGTGGCCAATACTTTTCAGAAATTTTGCCTAATTTTTCATGCCAAAGCCTTTCGTACTCATGACATAGACCCAATTCTTTAAGTCTTATTTCTTGCGCTGGAAATTTATCGCCATCCATAGAACCCCAATTTCCAAGGCTTTCGGATTTATCTATTAAGAATTTACATTGATTTTCAGTTAAAAAATCTGTTACCAATATATCTTGAGCAACTTCTTTATAATCTAAAGTCAAATAATATGGGCTTACAACTTCTGCCTCTATTTTTGTAAATCCAAATTTGCTTGCCATTTCTACAAAAAAATCTTTAGCCGAAACTCCACCATTGCCATGATATATACATCCACAACATTTTGTTAGGTCGTTCCATAGCTGTCCTTTAACAACTTTAATCTCAGGCTCATGGTTCTGAAAAATATATGCTTCATAATCAAGTTTTACTGTAAAATCAAAACCACCTTTAAGATATTGCAAATATCTTCTTTGGCAAAAAAGCTGGTCGTCACCGTAGCTATTTCCATCGCCTACAGAGCTAGAAACAAACTTGTGAATTGCACTAGCCTTACCGATATACAAACCGCTGTTTAGGTATTTATATTTTGTACCAGTATCAGGAAACAAGTGTTCATCATGTTCTTTAGGCCAGCAATCGCTTTCTGCCCCAAAAACAATATCGGCGTCTATTTGAAAGTAGCGTTCAAGAATAGTTTCTGGGCTGTCCGCAAGAAATGTATCATACCCGTCCATGAAAAGTATGATGGTATCGTCTGGGACAGTTGACAGATATTCGTTAATCAATTGTATTTTTGGCATACCGGCCAAGCCCGTCATTTCATCTCGCCAAGGGTGATCTTTCCCAAGGTTTACTACCTTTACGCCGTATTTTTCCGCAGATTGCTCTAAAGCCCACATTTTTGAGTGTTCGGTTGCTACAGTAACAATTCGAAAGTCTTTTTTATTATTTTGCGTCATGTTATCCTCCTCTATAGTTGATGGTCTTTGTGACCTTGGTATTTGTTTAACAATTTCTGGACGATAAAAATAGTTAAAACTGCCTTTCAACTTTAAGGGCAACCACTCATCTGCTGGTATAATCGCATTAGAAAAGCCATTTATAAGCTCTAATGCGGTTGTTGGAGTTATGGCATAAGCATGAGCATTGTACCAATATCCCAGAGTATTCTCTCTATAGCCTAGCCAAACGCTATGGTGAGATTTTAAAATTCCTTCAATTTCGGAGACATCAAAACTAGAGAATACTGCGTCTTCTTCCAAAATTATTCCAGAAACGCCAGATTTTGCAATTTTCTGCCAGACGCGTAAATGGCTCACAGAGCAACCGAACTCTGCTTTAAGCAACCTTCGGTTATGTATTGGGTCTAACCAAGCTCTATCGGGCTTACAGCCGGTTTCAGCCTCTAAATCTTCCCAACTTTTCCCTCTTGCGTCAAAAGCATCGCAATAAAGGGAAATTTGGTAGACTTTCATAGTTTATTCTATAACAACATTCGGAATAGGCTGTATTGCAATTAATTCATCAACTGTAGAAGCCGCATCTATAGAAGATAATGCTGGTGAATTTCTTAGCGCTTGCTTATCAGCAATTATTTGTGTTGTATCAGCACCCGTTTCAAGAGCCTTCATATAAGCTGTGTCTAAATCTGCTAATGGCTTTACTCTAGCTTGACGTATTTTATCACGCCAAATATCTTTAGCTTTATCCATGTTTACAGATATAATACCTGTATCTGAGTTTGCTTCCCAACCTTCACGGAATGTACGTTCTGCTGGTATTTCATATTTTGCGCTGTTGTATTCTGTTGCGCCAATCTTTATAAATATAGACATTTATTTCACCTTGCTACGATTGCAGAAACTATTGATGCGTCTTGAATAGTATTAGACCCAGCACATTGAAGGACAAACGAACCTGTCGCTGTGGAATTAATATTTGCGCTTTGATTACCACCACTTGTTGGTGTGACGTCACTACAAGATGCTGCTGTCGCATAATTGGCATCAGTCTGTGCGTTTGAAAAAGTTACTGTGCATTTACCTGTTCCAGTATCTGTAATACTGCTGAAATTAGCATCGGCACGAATAGATACACTTCCAGTACCTTTGTAGTTTATCCAAGCCTTGTTAGGATAAAGCTCAACACCAGCTGTAGTTTGTAGACTATTTACTTTTATTGTACTCATTGTGCCATCTCCCATGCGTTTCTAAACTGCCTATCGATAGGGACTTGTTCTGTTTTAATAATCTTAAACATGGGTCTGTTATATTCGAAAGCCCACACTCTTCTAGGTATGTCTTTCATAACTAAATACTCCATAGCTTCCTCTTCGGTTAACTTACCTACTCTTGGTAAAGTAAATTGCTTTTCCCATTTACTAAGATCATGCTTAAAATTATCATGCCTACCTTCATCAATAGCTTTTTGTTCGTCATCCTGTAGTTCCCAATAAACAGATATAGGTGGTAGCTTTCCTGACATAGCATCAGCTATCCAGTTGTCACTAGGAACAAGAACCATAGCTGGTTGCTCTGGATAATCAGGGTCTTCATATATTACTCTATAATTACTCATAAGTATTTCGTATCTTTATGTTGGCTTTGTAGGCCATGTAACTGTATTAGGGAACCCAGCTTGATCTGTTAGGTTAAGTAAGTCAGTTCGGTACTGTGTCCACTCCGCTTGTTTATCTTCTGTAAGATCAGCCCAGCGTAGAGGATTAGTTACTATAGGGTCTACTTCTTGTGATAATATTTCATTTCGTTCATATCTTAGAGATAATGATAAACTCTCATCTAACTCTTCTTGAGTAGGTGCTACATATACCGCATAGTTTGAGCCAATAAGTTCAAGTAATACACTATTATCCACAGTCATATCTGTATCATCAGGGTTTAATGTATATGGTATCCAATCATATTGTGGATGTTTAATTTCTACATCAAATAAGGTGTTATCTGAGTTTAGAGATTTTGCGTTACGCACTTGTGTTATTATTACTTGATCGGTCATAAACGCCTCCTATTTTTTGTTGTTAAGATATTCTACACCACAAAGTACCAGCATAGTGTGTATCAGCCGCATTAGCCTGTCCGCACATATTTCTCCAAGTACCTGACAAGCCTTGTGTTGCAAACCTATAATAATAATGTCTGTCTTTAGCGGGTAGTCGATAGGTAGTTCCTGTGTTGTCTTGTCCTATAGTACTTCCTGCAACAGTAGCTCCAGCCGCATAGCCAATATTCCATGATGTAGCATTAGACCCACCCATACTATAAGTACCTACAGTATTTCGATCCGTAGAAACACCGCCTAGAGTTGTAGTTGTATTAGGTAAAGTTACAGTTATATCAGAACTTAAGTTGGGAGATACTAAAGTAACTGATCCACTTCCACTTGTATTACCTTGTAATTTTACTGTTGACATATTACACCACCGTCCATGTTTCTCCAGCACCTACTGTTACAGTAACGCCAGCGTTAATTGTTATTGGTCCTGCACTCATTGCATTTCTGCCGTTAGTTATAGTATAGTTAGACGTTACAGTTTGTCCATTCTCAATAAACACTTCGTCACTACCACCTCCAGAAGCAATCTCTCCCTTCTGACCTTTAGAACCTGCAGAACCAGAACCCCCAGTAGACCCTGTTTGGCCTTTCTGTCCCTTTTGACCCGTTGACCCAGTTCCGCCTGAAGCGCCCTGCTGTCCTTTTTGACCATTTTGACCCTTTTGAC